AGTCGCGTATGCAGGAGTAAGAGCTCTCTCAACCTTAGAATCTTATGGGAGAACCCAAAAAACCTACAGCTGCATGAAATTAATGATGTATTACGACATCTTTAAAAATTATTATGCGAACAAACAAGAAAAAAGATTTTATGTAATATCTGGAAATACCTACTATACATACAAACAAGTAGCAAGCACTCTCGGCGAAGGACAAATGAGCTTAACTCTTGCAAATAGCAGCGATAAACAAAGTTCATGGACTGTTGTTGCTACAGGTGTACCAAATTCCGTAGGTTCTACAGGTGATTATCCTAAAAAAAACACAGACTATCAAAATTGGACATTAGCTATAAAGCCATACATCCGAGATAAGGACTCAGGACAAATAGAAGTAAGCATAGATATGCAAACAGGTTGGCTAGTTGAAAGTGGCGGAAATGTGGGGGGTGTAAAAAGAATCCAAATATATGGAACTATAAACAATCTCATAGAAAGAGGAATTTTAAAAGACATTACAAAAAACGTAAGCAATGCCGTCAGTGGTGTAGAGTATTATAAAATTGACAAAACTACATTCTTGCCAACCGAACTAACATTTAAAACATACTTTTATATAAATAAACCTTCTCTCGCTACAAGCGTAGAAGCGAGATATAACAGTTATGATTTAAGTACAATTGATGATATGAGAGAAAATATACTCTCAGCAGGAAAAACTCAATATATATCACAAGAACCATTCATAGCAGATATATTTAAACCGATACAAACAAAAAATGGTTTAGCACCAAGTTGTTCACAGCCAATGGTAGGCCTTATACTCAAAACATATCAAAGTGATATCAATACAAACTGGGTTAATACCGAATGGATCGACGGAGAGACAGGAATTAATGCAATAACAGCTATTGATACATCGGGAGGAAGCTTTACACTCGATACCTTAAACCTTGCGAAAAAAGTATATACTATGCTTAACAGAATTGCCGTAAGTGACGGAAGTTATAACGCATGGATTCAAACTGTATATACAAGCGGAGGACTTAACCACATCGAGACACCTATCTATTTAGGAGGTAGTTCCCTTGAAATTGAATTTCAAGAAGTAGTTAATAATAGCGGAACGGAAGATCAACCATTAGGCACATTAGCCGGTAGGGGTATGGCGACAAACCACAAAGGAGGAAATATTATATTCAAGGCCGACGAACCGGGATATATATTCTGTATTACATCTCTCACTCCAAGAGTGGACTACTTCCAAGGAAATGAATGGGATAATTATTTATTAACGCTAGACGATATACATAAACCGCAACTTGACGGTATAGGTTTTCAAGACAGATTATTCCGAAGCTTAAACGCAAATACACCTTACGAAATGTCGAGTAAATCAATCGGAAAACAACCTGCATGGATTGAATACATGACAAATGTAAATAAAACATACGGAAACTTCGCACTTGTCGAGAACGAAGGGTGGATGTGTCTCAATAGAATATTCGGAGATATAGGTACATATACAACTTATATATTTCCACATCTCTACAACAACATCTTCGCCGATACAGATATAACTGCCCAAAATTTTTGGGTTCAAATAGCATTTAGTACGAAACCAAGACGCGTCATGTCAGCAAAAGTTATTCCTAACATTTAAAACTTATAATTATGATTAAGCCAAAATTATATTCAAGACCGCCGAAAACAAACTACGAATACCAAGAAGGAGAAAGTATAGAAAACAAGGTTCGTAGAATTACCGAAAACAATGAACCAATCACAGACGGAGCACCAATTATCTACACAAATAGAGAAGATGGTGTGTTGCCGGCTTACAACATCAGAACAGATAGGTGGGACGTAGCACAGGCAGCTATGGATGCAGTGAATCAAGCCAATCTTGCAAAATCTAAAAATTATGGAAAAATAGAAAAACAAGAACAGAAAGAACAGAAAGCCCTCGATTCGAAAGAAGTTGGAGATACTACTTCTTTGCAGCAGGAATCGGCGGGATAAACCGCACATCTAAAAGGCTGGGAGACAGGAGTTTAACTCCTTCTCCCTCCATTTTTCACAAAATGGTACGCATGTAGCATATATTATCTAGTAATATGTATAACCCTTGTAAAGTTACAAGGGCGAAAAACTAAAACAAAAAAAATATGGGATTCGGAAAATTATTTACAGAAGGATTAGCCAGCTCGGGAGCTAGCGGTTTAATAGGAATGATGACATCAGGTATAAGCCAAGCATTAGGACTAAGCTGGTCACCAAGAAAAGCCATGGAGGAACAATGGAAATATAACAAAAACATCATGGCCTTACAAAACCAATACCAACAACAAGCGGCTGCACAATCACAACAATATGCTAAGGATTTCTGGGACTACACAAATGCCGAAAATCAAGTACAACACTTAAAAAATGCAGGATTAAATATTGGGTTGATGTACGGACAAAGCGGAGCCGGAGGAATGGGAGCTAGTGGCGGAGCGAAACAAGAAAGTCCAGATCAACCACAAGGAAATCCTGTAGGAATGGCATTACAAGTTCAACAAATCGAGCAACAAAGAAGAATGAATGACGCACAAATAGCACTAGCAGAAGCACAAGCTAAAAAAGCAGAAGAAGAGGCTAAAAAAATAGGAGGTGTCGATACAGATAAAGTAGTCCAAGAAATCAAAACAATGATACAACAGGAAGGTTGGTATAAAGCTGACGCTGATCTTAGAGTCCAATTAAAAACAGAAAGTGCCGAAACGGTTAAAGAAATCCAAGAAAGAGTTGAACTCCTTAAAAAAGAACAATACACAGAAGAACAAAAAGCAAAAAAATTCTATGAAGAAGCTATGACTCAGATAGAAGAACAAAATGTCTTAGCCAAAAAATGGGAAGTTCTAAATGAAGAAGCTATTGGGAAGAGAGTTAACAATCAAATCCTACAAGAAACAAAAGATGAACTTATCAAAAGTACAGCTCTAAAAAATGCAGTATTAATTGCAGAAGCCTTCAACCTGAAAGAATCAGGAAAAACCGAAGAGCATAAGAGAAAAGAGCTCGACGCTTCTATTAAAGAACTACTAGCAAGGGCAGACAAAGAAAAAATGGACGCAGAAACATTTCGAAAGGAAGTAGAGGGTCAAATCGAACGATGGAGAGCACAAACAGGATTAGAAACATGGGAAAATGTCAACGAAAGTGTTGACGTAGTTGTTGACGGATTGGTACAAGTATACAAAGCTCTTAGAGGGGCAGGAGAAATCCAAATAAACACAACCTCAGTTAACGAAAGTTCCAAAGGAAGAACTGTAAGCCAAACAAAAACAACAAAAAGAAGGAAATAATATGTGTTTATATCCTACATTTGTTAAAAATCCGAAATATAAACCTAATAAAAAAAACAAAGGTAAACCTCCTGTCTGTTGGGACAGGAGGTTGTATTACATTCCAGCAAAATGTGGTTGTTGTATTGAATGCCGAAAAGAAAAACAACGAGAATGGAGAGTGCGATTAGACGAAGAATTACGAACAAATTATGGATATTTCATTACACTAACCATATCACCAGAAGGAATTAAAGAATTAGAAGAACGCACTAATTTAAATTGGAGCTTAAATCCAAACGAAATCGCAACAAAAGGATTAAGATTATTTCTGGAACGAGCTAGAAAAGATACGGGCAAAAGTATAAAGCATTGGTGTGTCACAGAATTAGGTGAAAAGGGAGATAGGATTCACCTACACGGTATATTTTTCGGGCAAAAAAGTGCAGAACTAATAAAAAAACACTGGAAATATGGTTTTTCATTCATAGGCCAATATTGCAATAGTAGAAGTGTCAATTACATGACAAAATACATGTTAAAAGTCGATGTTAAACACCCTACATTTAAACAAATTGTATTAGCCAGTCCAGGGATTGGAGCAGGATATATGGATAGACTAGACTATCTTTGGCAAAAGCAAAACTACAAAAAAATCGAAGTAGCCACCTATACATTTCGCAACGGAACAAAAATGGCTATGCCTAAATACTACAAAAATAAAATATTCACCGATAAAGAACGTGAAAAAATGTGGATAAATAACCTAAATAGAGGACTATTGTGGATATATGGGGAAAAAGTAAAAGCTAACGACTGGAAAACCATCGACAACCTTAGAGAATACTGGCAAGGATATGGGCGTGAAGTTATGGGTGATGATCCAGTTGCCTGGAATGCTATGAAAGAACGCCGAAAGGAAGAAAAACAACGACGAGCTATCGCAGAGGCTAAAAAACAAGCTGAAAAATTCAGCACGGAAAATCTAACAGAGTTGCCGTTACAGGCCGATTTTCCTATGCAGAGAATAGAAAAAGGATTTAATGTACCAAATTATATAATAGAAGATTTTAAAAGCTATAATCAAAGGGTAGAGAGAATTGGCAACGACTACGTCGTGCAACGAATGCCTTAAGCTCGCTTCGCTCGGGGTGTTTAAGGCGGAAAGCTCTGCTTTCCTTAATTTATACGCTCAACGGCAGAGCTCGTTTCGCTGTATTCCCTGCTGGAATCGGGCAATAGTTAAAAATGTTAACAAACTAAGTTAAAATGGGATATTTATTTGTAGAATGGGATATTTGTACTATCTTTGCAATATAACCAAAAAACAAAATTATGAGAGTATTGTTCTTATTCGAAAATGTCGAAAAAAAAATCATCATGTCGGTGTACTTCAAAAATAAGGCACAGGCTATTAACTGGTTGGAGGGTTATCCTCTCTCAGAAGAATGGGTAATGGTTTACAAAAGAGAAAGGAAAAAAACTGGACACAGGTACGAATTGACGTACAGCAAATTCGACGAAGAAGGTAAATTGTATTCAAAGTATATAATTTGCTTTTCTAAAAAAGAAGCTGTAATTTTAACAAGGAAAATCAAAGAAGCGAATTCAGATTATATTACTAACATTAAAAGACTCTATTAAATGAAAGACGAAATCAAACAATTTTTAAGAGAAAACTGGAAAACAGCAGCAGGTATTATAGGTGCAGCTATATTATTAGCAATATCCTACATATTTGAAGGTTGTGGTAGTACCTGGCGAATATCAGGGAACACCGTAAATGTAAACAATAAATGTCAAAATGATTCAATTACAAATCACAATGATACCATCAATTACGAAATACGGCAAATTCCGTAAAAAAGAATGGCTAAAATCAGCTAAGATACCGTTCGAGTCATTTAGCGAGGGAAGTTATGCTCTCATGTGGGAGGGGTTTGAATGGGATACAGGGTGTTGTGTGAAAGGGTTTAGAGTCGTCATGAATTGTTGTCTATTTAAGGAAGCAGAACGACTAGAAAACGAATTACGTAAAAGCAAAATTATATTAACAAAAGTTGAAGCAACTAAAAACATTTAATTATGAACCAACAAGAAGCAGTAAAATGGGCTTACAACCAAGATGTAGTAAAAGTAACCTGTATTAAAGAAGGTGAAGAAGATAAATTTATTCTCACCGTAGGGCCATATAGTGTAACACCTATTGTATTCGACACGAGAGAGCAAGCAGAAACTTTTTTAGAAACAAAATTCAAACTCACAAATTTCGATCTCGCGATAATAGGAGCAATGTGCCAAAGATTAAATGAGCTTAATGAACAAAATAAGTCAAACGTTAAAAACGAAGAAAAATGAAAGTATCAATTGGAAAAAACACCCTCGGCGGGGGTAAAAAAATGATGACACGGTTGAATAATTATAACCGTAGTACACACGACCTTAGCCATGTTTGTCGAACATCAGCAGCCGTAGGAACTCTAATTCCTACATTCTATCACTTAGTATTACCAGGAGATACCTTCCCTGTAGAAACTAGGTGTCACACATTAACTCACCCTACTATCGGACCTTTATTCGGAAGTTTCAAACAACAAAACGATTTCTTTTTCTGTCCTATGAGGCTCTACAACGCCATGTTACACAATAACGCATTGAATATAGGACTAAACATAAAACAAGTAAAATTTCCTATATATCCAATACCTTATGGACAATACACCGATAAGAGTAAAATGGAAGGGAGTAATGAGTCTCTACTCAATGAAGTTAATCCGAGCTCATTAGTTGCGTATGCAGGAGTAAGAGCTCTCTCAACCTTAGAATCTTATGGGAGAACCCAAAAAACCTACAGCTGCATGAAATTAATGATGTATTA